ATGTGCTACCGGGCTGAAACAATCGCCAATCGCTTTCTCAATATTGCTTCACTGAGCAATAAAAGCATTTCGCCAATGAAAATGCAAAAGTTGATTTATCTTGCTCATGCCTATTGCCTCGTTTACCAAAAAAAACCCCTTGTAAACGAACTTTTTGAAGCATGGAAGTTTGGGCCAGTTTTACCTTCGATTTACCACGCATTCAAGAGGCACGTATCCCAGAAAATTGACAGGCAAATTCCCAAATTTGATGCACAAATTGACGATCCAAAAATCCTCAAGATTTTGGAGTTTATCTGGGACAATTACGCTGATTTTCCAGCAGAAAAACTCTCAAACTGGACGCATGAACGCGGAGGACCCTGGGATCGTATTGTGAACGCGTCAGGAACACATTATCGGAATCAGACCATTCCAAACGAATATATCCAGGAGTATTTTGAAAAGATGTTGGGAGCCGAACATTGAAAAAGCTTCGAGATCCTGATCCGGAAAATGTAATTAATGCAGAAAAAAAAGACGACTACACAGGAGACAATGCTTCAGAGCGATCTTTCTTTATCAGCTTAAAATTTATGAAGTTTGGGACACGTGACGACCTTCAGGGTGCTGCATTCTTTTTTGCAATTTTCTTTTCTTTTATCTGGATTTTAGTTTTTTGTTTCCAACTCAAATGCGAAACTTCAAGCAACTGCATCGATACTGCAAGGTCATGGCTTGAAAATTTAATTTTTTCATCCTTCAGCGTGGTTATCTCAAGATACATCCCAACAAAACAATCTCAAGACTCACTTTAAGTCTTTCCTCCTAAGACCCTAAGCCCTTATGAGGCTGTAAAATCGTTTCAAAACCGACTTCATCGTCTTCTGGAGAAACGGCGACGTGTCCTTTACCGTGAAGTGACGAAGATAAGCCAATGGACGCTTGGACTGGTAGGCATTGAGGATGTTTGTAAATGCAACATAACATACATTCCCAGACACGGTTTTTGAATTAAAACCCTTCTTAATGAGTGCTTTACAGCACTTTCTTCACACAGACAACTCTTAGAAAATATTTAGAAACTTCGCCCCCCAGGGCATAAAAAAAGCCGCCTCTAGATGAGGCAGCCCTAAACATAACTTTATAGATATGAAAAAAAATAGCACGCCTATGGCGATTTGTGCAACACGAAAAAACGGAAATTTTCGTGCACGCTCCCTCCAATCCCAAAATCTGAAAGGTCAAGGATGACCGAAACAACAGATCGTCAAAAACTTAAGGCTCCTGAATCAATTCCGCCAGTCCCAATGAAGTTAATGCGTGATAAGAGAATTAACCATGGAGCAAAAAATCTTTACCCGTACCTGGTCGTATTCTGCAAAAAGAAAGATTACTGCTGGGCTTCAAATGAAGAGCTGGCCGAAATTGTCGGGTGCTCCGTATCGACTTTTCAAAGACGGGTAAAAAGTCTCGTTGACCATGGATATGCCTTCATCACTCAAGAAAATACACCCTACCAGAAAAACGGAAAACTTCGATGGAAAGAATCAAGAAAAATTTTTATCGACAAAAACAAATTCAAAAAATTTGCGGGCAGGTCAAAAGTGACCACCTCCAACGGGCAGGTCAAAAGTGACCTACAATCTTCAGATATACCTAAAGGTATATCTTCAGAAAGCAAGAAAAAGCAGGAAAGGGCTGCTCCCTGCTCTAAAATTGTTCATAACTCAGAAAACTTGACGCCGAATCAGCGGGTGGCATACGAAAAAATCCTGGCCATGAACCTCAAAAACCACAAAGGCGAGTCGTTCAACGAAAAGACAGCTCTGGATCTTTGCAGGAGTCATCCGTTGGATCGAGTGGAAAACTTCATCGAGGCGTTTCGGCAAAGAGCCGACCGATACCGAAGGCAGGGGAGGGAGATGACCAATTGCGCGGGAACTTTTCTCCAGATTTGCCGACAGAACATCGAGGCCACACCTCCCGGTGTTGAGTTTGGCAGGGAGGTTTTCAGGCAGTGGCAGAGGCAAAATAATTTCTATGAATTCCAGGAAAACGGAAACTTTGTTATCATCCCCAACATGCCAGGGACGGAAATTCCTCTTTTCATGAGAGGACAAGAGCTTATACGCCGACTTGACGAGAAGATGGAAGCGGTTGAGAGAACGAAACTCCACGCTGGCTGTTACTGAGGGGAACCATGTGCTACCGCGCTGAAACAATTGCCAATTGCTTTCTCAAGCATGCTTCGATGAGCAACAAAAGCATTTCACCCATGAAAATGCAAAAGCTGATTTATCTCGCTCACGCTTATTGCCTGGTTTATCAAGGCAAGCCCCTCGTCAACGAGCTTTTTGAGGCCTGGAAATTTGGTCCAGTTTTACCCTCAATTTACCACGCATTCAAGAGGCATGTTTCCCAGAAAATTGACAGGCAAATTCCCAAGTTTAATGCGCAAATTGACGATCCAAAAATCCGCGAGATTTTGGAGTTTATCTGGGAACTACGCAGATTTTCCAGCAGAAAAGCTATCGAACTGGACGCATGAGCGTGGAGGGCCCTGGGATCGTATTGTGAACGGATCAGGGACCCACTACCGCAACCAGACAATCCCCAACGAATATATCCAGGAATATTTTGAAAAAATGCTGGGAACCGAACATTGAAAACACTTCGAGATCCCGATCCGGGAAATGTCCTTGATGCGGAAAAAAAAGACGACTACACTGGAGAAAATGCTGCCGAGAGATCCTTCCTCATAAACTTTAAATTCATGAAGTTTGGAACTGCCGACGACCTTCAGGGCGCCGCATTCTTTTTCGCAATTTTTTTCTCCTTCATCTGGATTTTAGTTTTTATTCTTCAAATCTACTTGGGAAGTTCAAGTGAATGCATCGATACAGCAAGGTCATGGATTGAAACCCTGATTTTTTCATCCTTCAGCGTTGTTATTTCAAGATTCATCCCAACAAATCAAAACCAAGACTGATTTTAAAGCCTTTTAAGACCTCTAAAATTTTTAACTGGACTCTTACCATTAAGAAGCTATAAAGTCGTCTCAGACACGCTTAAAATAAGCCTGAGAGGTAATTCCGGAATGGCATTCAAACCGATCAAACACAAATACCGCGCAAAACGCACAGAAATTGACTCCTTCCGCTTCGACTCAAAACTTGAAGCTCGCTACTACCAGAAGCTGAAACGCGCTGAGGAAGCAGGAGACCTCATCTTTTTCCTTCGCCAGGCACCTTTCCACCTACCAGGCAACATCCGCTACGTGATCGACTTCATCGAGTTCTGGGAAAACGGCGATGTAGTGTTCACGGACGTCAAAGGCATTGACACGCCTGTCTCAAAAACGAAAAGAAAACAGGTCGAAAGCCTGTTTCCAATCCAAATTAACGTGGTAAATAAAGTATGAATAAAAAAGATAATCCATTTTCAATTGAAGATGTAAGGCTATTAAATATTGCTAAAGACACATTGACAACAGGTCTTGAGCAGATTTTTTTACTATGTCTTGAGAAGGATAAAAAACTATATCGAGAGTCTTTCAAGGCTATCTGTGAGATGCTTTTCCTTGACTCGCTTCAAGCCTTTGAGCAAATATACTATTTCGACGACGATGGAAAGATTCAGCCCAAAGACATGGTGGAGCAGGTCAAAGACGACATCAACCTGATCGATGGGGCTTTCTACAAAACAGAAAAGCAAAGAGAAGATGATGATTGAAGAGCATGCCTTATCACTGATCGGAGAGCTGAAGAAAGAAGATCTTGAGTACCTTGTCAGAAAAGCGAACAAGCTCGGAACAGCTGGCAGACGACTCTCAGGGATAAAGATTGAAAGACTGGACGCTTCGAAGGAAATACTTTTTATCGTAGATGACCCTTCAACAAAAACCAATCTTCCGCTATGTTGAAATGGTGATCAAGTAATTGAACTTCATTTTTTTCCATTTGAATTTCATATGAATCCTCCAGGCCCTCTACCTCCTAATGGTTCAAATTAAGGAAAGAGGGCTTTTCTTTTTATTCATGCTCAGCAAAAATAAGCTTTCATAACCAAGCGTCAAGGACGACGAAGTGGCAGACAAGAAAAGTAAACATGGTGGCCATGGCATTGGAAGGCCTGAAAAATGGACGGCTGATTTAATTGAAAAAGAAGCAGAACAGCTCATTGAGTGGTCTAAAACAGACGACGCAATTATCTTAAGAGAGTTTCCTGCATCGAGGGGGTACGGGCCACAATGGCTCACCTATTTAGCCGACAAATCCCCCACCTTTTCCGAAGCTCTTAAAATTGCCAGGTGTAATGTCGGAGTAAGAAGAGAGAAAATGGGACTAAGAGGCGATGTAGATGCCGGCATTGTAAAAGCGTCTCTAGCTACATACGACGATGAGCATCGAGCTATGCTTAAAGAGATGAAAAGGGCTGAGAAAGAGGGCGACCTCATGAAAGCTTTCTTAGCAGGTCAGCAGGCTCAAAGAGACATGGGAAAGGAAAACTAGCCCTTCAAAGAAACACCCTATAATCACACTTAAATACCTTAGCCAAACGCTTAGCGATGTCTTTTCCAATAGGTCTATGACCCCTCTCCATCTTTGAAATATTGTATTGTGATACGCCGATCATCTCGCCAAGCTGTGCCTGGGTAAGATCTTCCCTTTTCCTTGCGCCAGCAAGACAAACAGATCCCTTTGGTCTACCACCAAACACTTCTTCATGAAATTCGTCAGCACTAAAAAAAGCACTCATCTAATATCCCTCCCCATTTCATAGAGAATGTCGGGGCAGATATCAGCCCCATTAGGCCAGCAGATACTGCTAGGGTAATCAGGATCATCAAGAGATAATGTTTTAAAATATTCTAAATCTTTAAGGGACGAAAAAACTTCACCACCCTGGTTCACGATCTCCTCAAGATCTACAATCTTAAATTCTGCATTATCAAACTCCAAAAGCACCTTGTAATCTTTAAGATAAAAAAACCTGCTCACAGTATGCATCACTACTCCAAGGGTTCAATTTTATTCAGAGGCTTTCGCTTTTCAGCCAGCTCCCAATTGCTCAACAATTCTTCTTTGTGAATAGAAGCCCACTCAAGCACCAACTTAAGCGCTCTTTTTGGAAGATTTCCCTCAATCATCTCGCAAGACTCAATAGAGATTAAACCAACAAACTCTTTGTAGTGTGCGTGAAAATGCTTAGGAGGGTGGTCTACATAGTACATTCTGATAATAATTCCCAGGAATCGGCTGATTTCAGGCATTGAGCTAAAGTCTCTGTTTTATTGTTTATCTTGATTATATTATATGTCAATGAATGACATAAAGTCAATATAATCAGCATGTTAAATAATTCTTTTTCTTTCATAAATTATTAATTGTCGTTTATGTTCCATCTCATGACTTCAGATTTTAGAAAAGTTGTTGAGATATACGCCAAGGATAATCCAAAGCTTTTAGATAAAGAGTGGCGATTATCAAAGAAGTCTGGGCTTTATTGGATAAAGGGTAAAGACGGAAAGCCTGTGCTTTTTGAACCCAACTGGGCGCAAATTGAGCTCTTGAAAGACCCTCACCCGCTGAAGATCATCCCCAAAAGCCGTCAGCTTGGCGTGACTACATTCTACGCCATTAACTACATCGATGACTGCATCTTCAATGAAACTCCGATCGACACGACGTTTATTGCTGACAGAAGAGAAAACGCTGAACTTATCTTTGAGAACAAGGTCAAGTTTGCCTGGGAGCGGATGCCTGATTGGGTAACCAAGCTAAACCCAGCTTCCAAGGATTCAACGCGAATGCTTAGATGGGCAAATGGGTCAAGCTACGTGGTAGATACCGCTCCACGCGGTGGAACGTTCCAGAGGCTTCATATCAGCGAATTTGGAAAGATATGCGCCAAATACCCAGCAAAAGCGCAAGAGATCATTGAAGGGGCGCTTGAGACGGTTGCGATAGGTCAGCAGGTGACTATCGAGTCAACGAGTGAGGGGAGAGGCGGGTATTTCTACGACATTTGCAAGCAGGCGCAGGAAAAGGCTGTTAAGGGAGAGGAGCCAGGTGAGATGGATTACAAGCTGTTCTTTTTCCCTTGGTGGAAGGAATCCACATACACATTAAATTAGGAGAATGAATGGGCAACGAAGCAAAAGATGAAAGAGCGTTCCACACCAATCTTATCAAAGAGATGTTAAGAGAGAATCAGCGGTTTCTAACGCAGTACGGGCAGGTACAGGAGCAAAAGCTTAGTAAGCTTAATGGATGTCTTCTTAAAGTTGAGAAGTCGCTAAAGAAGTACGATGAGGCGCTTAGGCTGTCACAAAAGCAGTTTGAGATCGTTGAAGAGACGCTTTGCAATGTTCTGCTAGCCATCCGTCAAAACGAGTATTTGCAAGCCTACTACCCAGAAAGCCAGGGACACCCTGCCGGTAAGTATGTCGGCAGACACCCTGTACAAGAGAGAAGGGACAAAAAGTGATCAGTGAATACACAAAACGATACACCGATTATTTAGAGTCTGAAATTAGACGACTTCTATATGAAAATGAAAAGCTCAGAAATCAATTTGAAGTAAACAACCCGATCGAAACGTTTGATTTTGAAGATAGTTTTTCAAGAAACAGCTGGACAGTTCCAAGGCAGGCTTCACTTCTTTACAAGCAATCTCCAGAAGAATGTCAAACAGTTGTTCGTTTAAAGGTGGGAGATCATCAATCAGATATGTTTTGTTCCGATCATATGGTTTTTCATGAAAATGTTCTTGAAGAGTTCATAAGAATATTTTTGCACAGAGTCTTTAGCGACAGGATTGAGAAAGTAAAAAAAGAAACAAAAGAAAGGTGAAATGATGGCTCTTATTTTTTTATTGGCACTGTTAGCTGCTATCAATGTCTATTATGCTTTCAATCGCGAGATAAAATACGTCGAGTATACGCCTGGATGGATCAGTGTAGAGGACGATCTACCTGATTATGGTGAAATGGTTATGACGTTTGACGGTAAAAGGGTGCGATATACTTCTGTCTATTTTGATAGGTACGGAAATTTTGTTGATTGCATCGGAGGAAAGATTGATTACTGGATGCCGAATCCAAAACCGCCGAAGCCGCTTAACCGGATGAAGGAGTATTTGGCATGACTTGGCTGGAAGAAAGAGGTCAATCAAAGGATGTTATTGAAGGGAGAGAAACAGACGTTTCTATGATAGCCAGCAGTCTTTACCGCCTAGTAAGAGAGGCGTATGAGATAAACAAGGTACCTTATGAAGTGCTTTTACGTCTTGAGTCATTAACACGCACACTCGACAAATGCGAATCAGAAATTCAGTGGATCATTCAAGAGGTTGAAAGGGATTATTTAAATGAGGATTGAAAATGACTAAAAGCTCATTCAGACTAGATTACATATCAGATTTTGATGAAGAAATAATTCAGAAAATGTCTGACATGCGCTCAAAATATATTGAATTGGAAAATTACGTTTCAGAGGCTTTCCCTTTGTTAGTGGATGAAGATCTGGGAAGCTGTATGCGTGTATTTGAAGAGGCATTGACTCATCTTGAGCAATCGCAAATGTATGCGATCAAGATGCTTTGTTTGTTGGGGGAAAAATAATTGAATCGGTGTACCAGCTTAGCAAAACACCGAGTTTTACCTTGTGGTTTAATGGTACAAAGGTTCGAATCCCTCCTCGGCTTACGAAAGGTTACGAAATTTAAAGGAACTAAATGGAAAACATTATCGAAGTAGACGGCAAATGCTACCAAGAAATACCGAAGGACAACGGCCGGATGCACTTGTCTATATCGCACGGATCAAGACCACCAACGTGGTCTGAGATAAAGGAGGCTCGTTATAAGTACCTACCTCAAGTAAAGTATGCAGCAATCATACTCCCACCCGATGAGGAGTACGTAGATGTGCATCCTTTTTGTTTTCATGTGTGGGAGATTTGAGAAATGATTTCAAAGCCGATCGGTGTATTTTTCTTAATTCTGTCTTTGTATTTGATAGGGCAGTTTGAAGGTGTTGAGGTGCTAAAACGCTGGGGTGCATATGGGTGCTTAGGCTGTTCGATATCCATTGTTCTTTTCGAGTTTAAATTCACAAGAAAGTTAGTTTATGGAGATGACGATGACACCTGAGGAGTTCTTAGAATTTAAAGAGAAAATGGTGTACGAGGGATTCAGATGACTGAGTGGCAACCAATAGAGACAGCTCCCAAAGACGGATCTGAAATTCTCGTCTATATAGATGGATTAAACTTTAAGGGATATAATTTAATATCTTGGGACAAGGAAAACAATTTCTGGTTGAGTGGCAAGTTTGATAGGTGGAATGAGTCAAGTATTTTGGGATGGATGCCTTTGCCTGAGCCTCCAGTTAAGTTGCATTTTTGTGGTGTTGGGTACCTTAAACCCTACATTTGTAAAGAAAAAGAGGGATACTTTTATGTTTCATCGTCTGGAACAAACCTCTGGAATCTGATGGTTAAATATTGCCCTTTTTGTGGCGAAAAAGCGCCGAGGTATCAAGATGAGAATTAGCACTCTGAAATGGAGTTCTGTAAGGGAAGATCCACCTCCTTTTAATGTGAAAGTATTGGTGAGGGTAGAGGACGGTGATGAGGTTGTTTATTTTGAAGATTGTCGTCAATTTAATGGCTTGTGGAAAAATGCAATAGACGATTGTGTAACACACTGGATACCGCTTCCAAAGCTGAAATGCCCTACATGTGGGGTTGTAAGCTAAATGCACTGGTCTGAGGTGTTTCTAATGTGCTGTTGCTGGCTCCTTTTCGTTGCTGGGGTCGGTTTTGTGGCTTGGCTTTGGAAAGTGATCTTGGTGAGTTAAGAATGCTTATAAAAAACGGAGAGATCCATCCCCTTGATGAAGGCTTCGCTTACATTTTAGAAGAAGGCGATTTTGATGAAAACGCCATCGAAAAGATGAATAATAGATTTTTTAAAAAGTATGCAGAATATCTGCTAAAAACAGATTATGAAAATACTTTGGATCTCTTGACTTGGGCACTCCAAAAATTATACTTAGGGGAGGATGTTCAATTTATACATCGCCCCCCTATGTATTGTGATCCACTTCAAACAAAAAGCACATATGCCATGAAATTTAAAAGAAAACCTGATGATTATCTTTGAGGAGTTTTATTGAATGGGAAGTGAGCTATCACGTGAACACATACTTAAAAGTCGGTGCTTATATAGTGAGGACTGCAAGTGTGGAAATAAATTTCAGGTCTACGCGCAGGAAGACAATGATCCTGAATACTATACTGATGTATGGGTGGAGTGTGATCAGTGCAATGGTTTGGTACATTTTTCACTTCCAGTAAACTAAGGGTTATATCTGGTTCCAGGTATAAACATGTATAACTTACTATAAACAAGGACGTTTATGACAGAGCTAACGATCACGATTAAAGTCGTGGAACAGACCTACAAGCAAAAGTTTCTGATGTACGATGAATACAAGTTCTTAGCTGATGACCCAGTGGTTAAGCATTGCATCAATGAGGCTTTGTCAAATGCCAGGTTTGAGCCGGAAGACATTAAAGTAAGGGCTTTGCTTCAGATTAAATGAAAGACTACCAAGCCTATTTCGACAAGCTATGCAAAGATCACGACATTAGGCTTTCGCAAGGTCAAAAGAACTGGTATATCAAAAAGGCCTCAACGCTCGGCGATGGTATGAAGACGCAATACCCCTCCACACTTGATGAGTGCTGGGAGGTCGCAAATGACGGCCTATGGTACGGAAAAGGCATCTCTAAAGCTCACAGTGAGGGGTGTATATGCTCTGTGCCGTATGAGCGTTTATCTGAGGTGCATACGGCTTGGGATCTTGGCAGACGTGACCCTACGGCCATCTGGTTCTTTCAATTGGTTGGAAAAGAGATCAGGTTAATCGACTACTACGAAAACAATTTTGAGGACATATCCCATTATATCACCGTCCTTAGGCAAAGAAACTACATCTATGGGAAACACTATGTCCCACACGATGCAGGAATAAAGTCGTTTCAGACTGGCCGGTCTCTGGTAGACTTTGCCAGGGATCTTGGAATCAAATTGATCAAGCTTGAAAGGGAAAATGACATCATCCCGGCCACCAACTACGCACGATCGATGCTGGATCGATGCTGGTTTGATAAGGATAAATGCGCTCAGGGGATCAAGGCTTTGGAGAACTACCGCAAAGAGTGGTCAGAGAAGAATCAGTGCTACGTGGAAAGAGAGTTGCATGACTGGGCATCTCATGGGGCATCTGCTTTTAGATACCTTGGAAGGGCTGAGCAGTTAATATCTGGTGGAACGTCTGATAAAGCTCTCAAAGAGCATTTAGACAGAATGGATCGGTATCGAAGGAATAGGATATGAGTGATTACTTGCATGGTTTTTTAATGATTTTTGATTATGACGGTTGTGGTGTCGAGAAAAGGGTTCAGGAGGTTTCATCGAGGTTATCAGACTATAGCATGGAAAAAGAGATTTCTGTTCCCATGACATTCATTAAATTTAGAAAGAAATGGGGTTCTGTTCCTGTTTTACTTCAGAGTCTGGAAGAGTTTGACTGGAGTGGTTTTTGGGATGTTGTTTTTTATGGTGATGATGAATCTGGTTATCCCTCTTTCTATAATTTGAAAGACTATCATAGAAAAGTAGAAGCATCCAGGGTGTTTCTGGTTCAGGGTTTTAATTGGATAGACGCTGAGTCAAGCCCTCCTCTTCATAGCGATGAGGTATGGGTTTTTGGAAAACCTTTATCAAACGGTGAGAATTATGATAAGGGTCGCCATGAAGATGGAAGATGGTTTCTTGGAAAAACCGATGTAGCTCTTATAGGTGTAACGGATTGGTCGCCACATCCTGAGCCGCCTGAATGGGTTAAAAAAGAAACAATGGCAATGATGAAATGAAGCTTGATATCGCAGGGGCAAGGAAAAGCCAAAGGATATTATGCGTCTCAAACTATTGCGCTATTGCTCTTGGATCGAGCGATCTCGTAGAGGCGTTTCATGAATGGGCTTTTGGTAAAGAGGCTATGGGAAGGGATTTGAAAGAATACCCGGCTTTTTGGAATGATAAACACTCTGATTTATTTGTTGTTAAACCGAGTGACGACATCCTTGATACTCTTGATAAAATGATGAAATCTTTTATCGAAATAACTATTGAAAAATCTAGTTAATATATCTACACTAAAAATTTAGCACGCTGACAAGCGTGCGTCGTCGGGCTGATCACCCTCACACTGCCGTTACAGTGGCGACGCCGTCCTTTTCCTAACGGGGGAAAGTTATTAACTAACTCCAAGGAAGGAACGGATTGCCACGGATGGCAGATTTCGCCTCGATCGAACAAGACTACAATGATTTTTGGCAGCGTTCAGAAAGGTATTGGGTAAACTATACTTCCAATGCCCTTAAAAGCTTGCAGGCCTATACAGGCCGTACATGGACGTCCAATGAGATTTCACGTCTATTGGATGAAGGTCGCGATCCTTCAGAATACAACCTCATTCGCTCAACCGTAAACTTCTTCTCTGGTTACGCTCGAGACAACATAAAATCTACAGTGATCGCTCCGATGGAGGGTTCTGACGAGAAGACTGCCGATCAGCTCAACACGGTTGTTAAGTACGTATTCGACAAGGGAGATGGTGACCAGTTCCTATTGCAAGGCTTTGACGATGCTTTGAAAACAGGCCTTTCTCTTGTCGGTCTTTGGATCGATTACTCAGAAGATCCTGTCTTTGGGGATATCAAGTTTTATAAGCGCTCGTACAACTCTTTCATTATCGACCCTAACTTTACCCGTCTGGATTTGTCTGACGCATCCGAAGTGCTTCTAAGGGACTTCCTTACACGTGAAGACGCTAAGGCTCTTTTGCCTTTTGTCGATCCTAAAGTGATCGATCAGACTCCGACGGCTACATTCGACAACAAGTTCCAGCAATACAGGCCAAATAAGAACCGTTTCGACTCAGATGATTTGATCACCTACGATAGCTACTACAGACGTACATCAAGGCAGGTACAAGAGATCGTCGACATGTCTACCGGAGACATCCTGCTTAGAAACGGTAGTCCATCCGAGACGGAAGAGCATGAAAGGCTAGTTGCCATTGCAAGAGAAGGCGGTATTAATGCCGAGATCATGAATCGTAGCAAGCAGTATGTTGAGCTGAATGTTCTACTTGGCGGCCGTGCTGTCTATTCCGGTGAAGATCCAACTGGTCTTGATGATTACCCACTCACCCTTGTGGCCGGTTATTTTGAGCCTCAGCTTGATGACTTTGGATTAAAGATACAAGGCTTTGTCCAACCTCTTATCCCTGCTCAGAGGAGCTTTAACAGGCGTCTTCTAAGAGCACAAGACATCATGGATACCAGCCTCAATACCGGGATGCTCTACAAAGTTGGTGCTGTCGCTGATGAGAAAGCAATGAATCGTGTTGGTGTCGGAAATATTCCGGCTCGTGACGAGGCAGACCTTGACCGTGACTTTAAGCCTATCCAGATGGGTCAGGTGCCTCCAGGCTGGCTTGAGTACGCTCAGACGATTAACACGCTATTCAACGGAATTTCAGGCGTTAACGAGTCGATGCTCGGTGACGATGAAGGTGGTAATACCCAGGTTTCAGGAAGACTTGCAGAGGTAAGGGCTGCTAACGGTTTACGAGCGAATCGTGCGATTTTCGATAATTTCGAGCGCTCGCAACGCTATCTCACTAAAAAGGTAATGTACACGGTACAACTAAACTGGGGACCTGGCAAAGTCGCTCGTATTATCAATGAAGAGCCGACACAGCAGTTCAATGACGAGTCTTTTGAGCGTTACGATGCTGTGATCAAGCAGGGTGTGAAGTCTCAGTCTCAAAGAGACGCTTTCTATTTTGAGCTTCTAAGGGCAGTAGAGCTTTTCGGTCCAGAAAAGATCCCTGTCGATCTGATCATTGAAAACATGCCGATGGTCGGCCACTCAGAGTTGATGGAGCGCATCGAGCAGGTTAATCAACAGCAAGAGCAGATAGATCTGCAACAACAGCAATTGCAGATTCAGCAGATCCAACAACAGCTGGAGCTTGTCCAGTCACAGATTGACCTGAACAAATCAACGGCTAACGAAAGAGATACAAGAGGTCTTGCAAATTTAGGTCTAGAAGGGGAAAGAGAGTCTGAACAAATACAAAATATCGCTCAGGCAAATCTCGATAGAGCTAAGACGCTTGCAGAAATTGAAGGCTTAAAAGCTGACAACATTCAGAAGATCGTTTCCTTCCTTCAGTTCTTAAGGCAGCAAGAGCAATCAGAGTTTCAAGAAAATCGCGCGAAGAACATCGAAGTTTTTAGCGCTATCGATCAAGAGTCACCACAACAACCACAACAACAGGGAGGTCTGTAATGGGAGCTAATAAAGGCTACGGTTCAGCAGTTCCTCAGGGTAAAGGTCGCGGTATGTACAGCGTTAATTCGCCAAACAGCCCGGCGCCAGTGCCTATGAAAGGTTCTCAGTTGAACAACAGATCTAAGCTTCAGGGTCAAGGTTCCATGAAGGTTAGAGAAATGATGAAACAGGAAGCAAAGGCGGAAAATCAACGTGGTCGCGGAATGTAGTGGGTTAATACTTCCCTCGAAGTATGCCGAGAAAAAATTAAGTGATAAGGGTGTGCTTAAAGCAAGGGTTAATAAGCAGGTAGATCGTTTCTTAGACGATCATCAGCATATTGACCACCCTTACTTCATCTTAATGAAGGCAAACAACCAGGGTACCCACATGGTTGGGGCTGACCCCAACAAGATTTCTGCAACACTTGAGTATTTCGAGATGAAGCCACCGTTTATCACTCGGACGATGGTTTTCTGGGTAGACAACTCAAGAGGGCTGATCACTTGGCTCTGGAGGGTTACTCCCGATAAGAAGGTGATCTTCAACAAGACTTTTGCTGAGTCTTGTAAAGACATCTTACGGGTGAAAGAGCCGCCATCTTAAGGGCGTTTATGGTGTCGCCGACCGGACCTTTTTCGTGACTCCACGGAAATGGTGAACGGGCGTTTTCACAAGTGTCGCCGACTTTGAAGGGCGTAATTTTTGGGCGTTAAACATGGAGGTTTAAATGTCAGACACACCTGAGGCTGCCGCCGAAGCCGAAACTACACAAGAGGCTCCAAAAGAGGAGTCGCAAACAGAGCCGAAAGAGGAGAAGAAACAAGTTCCTCTTGAGGCTTTGGAAGCTGAAAGGAAAAAGCGTCAAGAAGCTGAGTACCAGGCTAAGTGGTACCAGGAACAGATAGCTAGGGCTTCTCAGGCAAAACAAGAGCCTGAGCAGGATGAAGACGAATACACCAAGCAGATTAAGCAGGAGATTCGTCAGGAGTTAAGACAGGAGCTTCAGAATAAGTCTGAGCAACAGTTCTTAGCCAGTCATCCGGAAGCTGCCCACGCTATTGAAACTAAGCTTGCGCCGATCCTTCAGCAGAAGCCGCACCTAGCCTATTCGATCCAGTATGCGGAGAACAGGTATGAGGCGGCGATGGATTTAATTGAGAAGTATTCTCCTAAGGCTGCAAGCGAAAGTGTGAAGAAAAAGATCGAGGATTCCAGCAAAAAACCTGGCTCTCCGGCTTCTACCGGAAAGGCCGGAGGGATTGGAAAGTCTGAGATGCTCGATCGGATGAAGAAAAATCGTCGTGAATTCTCGCACTATCGCGCACAGCTCAGGGGGAGACAGCCTAACATTCTATAACAGGGAGGTTATATGGGCGTTTCAACAACAGCTGATATCAATCCAGAGGTTGATAAGTATTGGGATGGTGTGCTAATTGACCGTGACAGGCAGTGGTTTTCACACTTGCTATTTGGTCAGGTTCGCAAGATTCCAATGAAAAACAGCTCTACGCTGGTAGCGAGAAAATACGACAATTTAGATGACACACCAGCCAGTTTGACCGAAGGAGTCACTCCGGCTTTAGATGATGTCACCAAAAACGACATTGAAATTGGATTGCAGCAATTTGGTAAAGCGGTTGCGATTTCCGATAGAGTGAATATCGAAGTTCAGGATGAGACCGCTGAGGAAATTGCAGATATGCTTTCTCAGAATATGTTCGCCATGCTGGACAAGGTCACAAGAAATACACTGCAATCCACAGCAACGCAGTTCGACTGCATGAACGGTAATGCCACACCAATCAGCGGTGTGACTGAATTGACAGAGCTTGATATCGACGAGGTGTTGGATCACTTATTTGGAAACAACGCATTGAGGATGACACCATCTCTTGATGCTTCCACAGGGATTCAGACAAGTCCGATCGATGCTTCTTACTGGGCGATCATTCACTCTGATTTGAGAAAAGACTTAGAGGCTTTATCGTCTTTTGTCCGCAAGTCTCAGTACTCAACTCCAAGAGAAGCTCTGCAGAATGAGCTTGGTTCGACCAACTACATGCGATGGGTGTACACCACTGAAGCTTTCAAGTCTTCTACGAACATCTACTCAAACTTCGTGTTTGGACAGAATGCTTATGCCATGGCTGACATCGATGATGTAGCCACAGAGATGATCATCAAGCCTTTAGGATTTGGCGAGGATTATCTTGACCAAAGACAGACGATGGGTTGGAAGGCTCTTTATGGGGTCGGTATCATCGACGATGGCAAGATGGCTAACCTACGTGCAATTGCATCAACTTAAGGGAGGTATAGATGACCGCTTCTAACTTTAATGAAAACTACATGCGCTCCTATGCCGGACACTTTGAGTCTGATGGAGGCGCATACGATTTGGTGGTTCCTTTCGAGCCCCATTGCATCAAGCTGTACAACTACACGAAGTACGGTACTGACGGAACAAACGCTGAGTGCATCTGGTTTAAGGACTTTCCTGCGGCTGATGCCCTTGTAAAGGTTGTGATTGAAAACGATGGCGGATCTGACCGTCAGAGTTTGGATCTGTTGACCTCAAATGGTTTTACCACCAACAACACAGATGGTGGCGTAACAGATACTCATTTGGCAATCTCGGGTGCCACTCAGGCTAGTCCCTGTGTGATCACGACTGCGGCTCACGGTATCACTGTGGGAGAAAGAGTGAGATCCAGGATCACAAAGGTATTGGGGATGACAGAGCTCAATGATGTCTCTCGCAACCCGTACCTTGCCGAAGCTCTAAGCTCTACTACTCTTGCTTTGTATGACCTCAACGGTAATGCGATCGATAGTAGCGGTTTCACAGCTTACAGCTCAGGTGGTCAGTTCAACAACCTGAACAAGACAGGCGATGACAAGGTTCTTTACGATCCACCAGTCTATCGACTAACTCTTGGTACAGGTGTTGTAGGTGCCGACGGCGATGAGATCTATTTCGAGGTCTTTGGATACAACAAATATGAAGATTTGGGTGATATCGACGCCTAGATAAATTTCTAGAGGGGAAGGCAAGGAGGCCAACCCCTCATTTAACAATTTTATATGACGGGTTACCCCTCATATTAGATAGGAAACCCCTCATATAAATTAATAGCATGGAGGCTATATGCCACGAGGCAGACAAAAGAAAGATCAAACTCAGGTCTTGGACGATCAAACCCAGGTCCGAAGTTTGCCACAAAAAAACCAGCAGATTGTCAACGTTGAGGTAAAAGATGTCGTCGACCTTTCAGAGCTTCCACTTGAGACAATTGAGGATTATCAAAACTATGCCGTAGAGGCTAGAAAGCAAAGACGTCCAATAAGATTCATCCCTCACGATATGTACCCGATGCAAAGGGTGAAGTTTCGTCGTGTGGATAATCAGAAAGGATCACCTGCAAAGATCAGGTTCAGGTCAGGCAAGCACTTGCTTGATTACAAAGCAGAGATTGCAGACGGGGAAGTTTTAGACCTTCCAATCCCTGTGATCGAGTACATCAACAGCAGGCAGGTGGATCGTTACAAACAGGTAAAACACTCTGACGGCACATCAGATACTGTGTACAGCCATTCAGATCCCAGATTTTCATGCCAACCGCACTATGAGGGGTAATGTCTAAGACCTACGGTGATGCAAGAGATATTATGAGACGTGTGATCGGCCAAAACGATGGCGACGATCCTGACGCTACAGGCGATCTTTTGCTCACCTATTTAAGCGATTTTGTTTCGTTAATTATGGGCCAGGATATAAAGAGCGTGGACCTGTATTCCTGGTTCACCTTCAATACGGTAGCTAACCAGGATACATATGCATTCAAAGACCAGGGATTCACAAATATTTTTCCAAGAGCAAGGGCGGATGGCAACGACATGCGCTACTGGGAAAGCCCAGACAGGTTTTACGACATATGGCCAGACACGGTGGATACAACGAGCACAACAGGCCGTCCGACGGATATGCTTTTCTACAATAACGAGATTCTTTTACGCCCAGTACCTGATCAGGTGTATGAGATCAAACTTAAAGGCTACAAAGACCTTCCTGAAGTGAACGATGGTTCATCTGAACTACAACAAAGTTATTGGCTGAGGTACATAGCGTATGGAGCTGCCCTGGATTATCTGGCTGACTTTTCAGATTTTGAAACCTACGAGAAAGTATTTCCTGTCTACCAGCGTTACCGCTCCCTGGTACTGACAAGGACTGCTGTTCAACAATTAACTCAAAGGCCGCTGCCGGCCCTATAGGAGAGAGTAAAGAGATGACATGGCTTGGTAATGGCACTGTTGATGGTGATAAATCTGTAAAAGATAATAAACCCAGGATCAATGGGTCTTTTAAATATATAGAAGACACTATGAAAAATGATCACTTTTGGTCACCTGAAGGAAATTCAAACTTGGATGGTCATCATCAGTTCAACCAGATGCCGAAGTACGAGTCTGGAGGTAACCCTGCAGATCCTGCAATTGCCACCGATATGGACTTGGTCTACTACTCAAGGGAAAAGACTTCGACAGAAGCGCCTGACTTACAGACTGTAGAGCCTTTTGCCAAAATGAATGACGGTACCAACGATCAAATTATGCAGCTTGGTTGTAGGGCTATGGTGCAGTTCGATGGTAGATCTACTAATGGCAGTTGTACGATCAAATACTCACATAATGTTTCTTCTGTGACCCGCACAGCACAAGGCCAGTATACAATTAACTTTTCGACTGATTTGCCTACAGAAAACTACATCGTTCAGGGAAGCAATATGAGAGGTTCAACAGACGCGATCCTTGCTACTTCAGTACAAGGGGCAGCTTCTAAATCGAGTTCAATGACTAAGTCCCTAGTGAAAGTCTCTTTTGCGTCAACAGATGCAGGTGGACTAAGAGATCCCCTTGTTGGCATGATTAGTGTGATAGGAGGGTAGGTGGCACAGCCTTTTTCCATCTCTAACTTCCGAACGGGTTTAGATGAAGAGCTTCAGCCATGGCTAACGCCAGAGGACGCGTTTACAGAGCTTTTCGACGCATTCGTATATAGGGGTGTACTTCGTCCAAGGAGGGGGTTTAGAAGGTTTGCCACAGGCGGTGTAAGGGTTAACACACGCTATGACGACTCAAAGACACAGAGGTCAAGGTCAGAGAACTTCAATATCAGCACCAGCACAACTTTCAATGAGACGATGGCAAATACCCCATTGTCCAGGCGAACGATCACATTGACTGATGCATCCGGCGGTCCGTTGCAAATTACAATCGACCATAACGGGAATTTCTCAGGTGATGTCAACTTGGGTGGAACTAATTCAGTTGATTACGATACTGGTCAGATTCAAGCGGAATTCAATGCGGCAACAACAGACCCGATCACTGTAATCTATCAGACTGAAAGCGCCCAGCCTATCATGGGTATCTTCAACTTTATAAAAGAAGACGGCGAAAGAGAGCTGATCGTTTGTGATCAGGACGTGGTTAACAAATACAACGCGTCTCGCAACTACTTTGATGGACTGCCGTTTTCTTCAGCGTCGAGCTTAACGACGTTTACTGGAGATAAAACGAATTTCTTCTCTTCGACGATGTACTTCGGAAGGAATGGGTCAAACAAGCCTGTAACTCCAAGGCTGATCCTTACAAACAACATTGACAAGCCTGTGTTCTTTGATGATACAGGGGAGATAAAGGGGTATAACAACACTACAGACAACCCTGACTATAATGCTCCGGCTGATGGCGATATCAACAAAGCCCTTCATGTGTTCTATATTAACGAGAGGCTTTTATGGCTTTCTCCGACTCTTGGTAGCGTTCTTTTTCCAAGACGTCTTCTTTGGTCTGGTATCTTAGATAACTCTGGCAATGGAGATGACTACAACGCACCAAGTTCAGGGTTTTTAGATATATCAGACCAGGGGGTAATAAGGGCGGCCAAACAAGAGCACAATGAGATCACGATCTGGACGACAGAAAATATTTGGATGGTCTCGATCACAGCAGACGTTGATGAGCCTTTCCGTGTTCGTAAGATTGGCGCTTCTCAATTCAGAGGGTCTCAAGCTCCTTATTCCGGGGTCAATTGGTTTGGTGAAGCGATAGCCATCGGAAGACATGGGATAGTTTCATCAGATGGAAGGCAGGCATCTCGCATCGATGACAAGCTTCCAAAGTTTACTGAGGAAAGGGTCCAGCAAAACGACTTCAATCTCATCACAGGTGGTCTTGCGTTTGAGGATTCTCAATTCTGGTGGCCGTACCCTGATCCACTGGATGATCCTACGACATCATCTAGGATTTTAGTAAGAAATTTTGAAGAGCAGTCCTGGTCGATATTCCGCTACCCTTGCAACGTGGTAGGATACTTCAAGCGCACTGAAGAAATATCCTGGGACGACGTTCACTGCGATCCGACAGACCCGGACAACTGCAATGATCCGACATGGGCTGAATGGGATACGACAGAGGATGTCTGGGATGAGTTGTCCTGGCAAGATGATGCGTTTATTACCTTAGTTGGAGATGCAAACGGCATTGTCTACAATCTTGTAGAAGACGCCAATGACCAGCTGACACAGATCACTGGAGTTACACAGGCAAATGGCGCAGTTGTCACTGTTGAAGATGATTTGTTTGAGGTAGGTGATGTCGTTTTGATTGACGGCGTGTCAGGAGTTGAGGAAAACGGCGAGAGTGTGATCAATGACAAAGAGTTCACCGTCACAGCGGTTTCAGGAAATACGATCACGATAAACCTCGACAGCTCAAGCGCAAGCGCATATTCATCTGGTGGGTATGTGGTCAAAGGCTTTGAGTTTCTATCCAAGACAAAGCCTTTAAACCCCTTTGTAGAGCAAGGTAAGAAGGCAAGGCTTAAAAAGGTGCAGTTCTTTGTTAATGCTGATTCAGGAACGTTTGAAGTTGACTTCTTCACTGATCAAAATCCAGACCCCTGGAAAGAGAGTGTGACACTTAACACAACAGCTGAGATACCAGGTCAACAAAAGGTATGGAAAACGCTCACTGTGAACCAGGTGGCAAATTTCCATTCCATGAGGATAAGGCAAAAAGATACAGCAGTGAACGGTGCGTTTCATGAATTCAAGTTCTGGTTTGAGCCGGTTGGGAGGCTTGTGAGATGAGTTTCCTTTCTGAAGACTATAATTTCGGCAGGGAAATGGAGGAGAATGAGCCTCGCGTTGTCGAAACTTTAGATGAGATGTATCGAGACATAGCTGAAAATGCTAACACAAAACCTCGAATCGTTATCCGTGAAAGTGCAAATCCAGCATCATCGGATTACAGATATCCTGTGGGTACTTTTTGGCTTAACCAGAACACGAAAAAATTATATATTTTAGATTCTAAAAGCAATTCGACAACGGCCTCTTGGACGGCGTTGAATTAAGGAGACAAGGATGTCATTTTTTAGCAGTTTATTTGGTTCAGGACCATCCAACGAGCAGTTCAGCACACTTACACCAGAGCAGCAGCAACTCTTACAGCAATTAATATCGGGTATAGGTGGGCAAGGCCCTCTGTCTGGTCTTTTTGGGGTGGATCAGGAATCTTTTCAAAAGTCATTTGTAGATCCTGCGATGAACACTTTCAATAACAGGACAGCGCCTGCTATTCAACAGAGGTTTATTGCCTCGGGCGGCGCTAGAAGCTCAAGCGCTGAGGACACTCTCACACGCGCAGGAGCTGATGTTCAGGGACAGCTTAACCAAACGCTTGCAGGATTGATTAACCAGGCTCAGGGAAGAGCTATGCAGGGATTAGGGTTAGGACTAGGCACACAGGCTTTCCAAAACGTACAGGACCCGGGGTCTACAGGTTTATTTGGTGAACTATTTTCTGGTGTTGGTTCGGGTTTTGCAGCTCCTTTTGGAAATCAATTAGGTAAGAGCGCGGCAGGATTCTTTTCAAGGGGAGGAAATCAAGGTAGACGGGGACAAAGCAGATGACTATTCAGTTTAGACCAGAGCCAAGGCGTCCTTTTAAAGCTATAAGCGATAGTTTGTCACAAGGGATACAACAGGGTTTTCAACGCCGGCAGTCATCTGACATCCTTGATCAGGTGATTGGCAATGCAATGAATCAAGAAGGCGATTTGTTGAGCAATCTCCTCTCGGGCTTGCAGGGAAGCGGGGCATCTGTAGAAGAGGGATTAGAGGCAATCCAGAGGTTTGCGCCGTTAATTTCAGCTAACAACAAAAGCCTGGCAGACCAAAGGTCGATACTTGCTGAAAATGAAGAGCTAAACAGGATACAGAGAGGTACTGCCGGATCAATGCCTCAGGATCAAAGTGTGCCTGGTCAATCTGCCCCATCTATTGGTCAGCCAATACTTGAACAGATACAGCAAACTGGGATTGGTCAACGTTTACAGACTGAACAGGAACAAGTGGATCCTCTTGATCAATTTATAGACTCGAATCCACGTGTTAAGGGTACTTTGAATACAATAGATCGTCTTCAGCAGGATATTGAGGGGTTCAACTCACAGATTGATCAGATATCTGCAAATCCGCGCCTATCCGATAAGGCAAAAGACCGGAATCTGAAGATATTGGATTCCAGGATAAAGGATCGGGAAGAGAAGCTAAAGAACCTTAGGGATGTATCGCAAGAGGATAGAAAGGATCTGAGTGAAATCACTAAGACAGCCAGAAGGGCCAGGAATTTACAGCCAAAGATTGACCGGCTTGAACAGCTCATTCCTAAAATTTCTAAAGGACAACCTCTTACTGTTGCTGGAAGGGTTGTGAATCCATTTAAAGCAAGTGATCGGGCTCGTGTCAAAGAAGGGATCTTTACACCTGATGAACAAGAAGCGCAAGGTATCGTATTCGATGTGATTCGTGATCAATTCGAAACACTTCCAAGGATTAAAACAGAATTTGAAACGATATTAGATAGAAACATTTCCGTGCTTCAGACAGAAGAGGGGAATAGGCGTTTAGTTAACAACTTAAGGGCTGCAAATGACTTAGCAATAGACAGGGAAAAAACGAAAAACGAGCTTCTTGATAGAGGGGTTCCCGCTTCACAGGTAAATAGCATCTTAGACCAGGCAATGGAAGCCAGGGAACAATCTTTGATAGGTCAAATCAGATCTGATTTCTCACAAGATACAGGTAAGTTAAAGAATATTCTTTTTCCAAGGAGAGGTGGATGAGTCTACCAACTTTTTCGGCAATTGAGAGTGCTCAAAAAGACTTTAACAGTAAACAAATACTGGACTCTATTGCAGAAAATGCACCTGAATTTGGTGAGAGAATTAAAGAGGCAAGGAGCAATAACTTCTCCGATGATGATATTTTGAATATTTTAAAAGAAGATCGTCAGCGAGATACAGGAGAGGATATCATAGCAACTGCGGCGCCTGAACTGGCGTTTGGAGCGGTGACTTCTCCAACAGCTGCAGCAAGGGGCGCTCTTGGTGTAATGGATTTTGTTAAAGATCCTTTAAACGCTACTCGTCAGCTTTTAGGTTTTGAACCTTTAGACAGAAAGACACCCTTGGAATCGTTAGTAGGAAGAGATAGAGCGGGTCAAATTTTGGAGAGTACTGGTTTAAATCAGTTCGATGATTTCGTTTCCGGACTCTTTCAACCCGATCCTGGCACATTGTCTGGGTTTACAGACATTCCTGCAGTTGCACAGGGGCCAAACAGGGAAGAGTTGAGACAAAGCGTTGAACAGGCAACAGGATTGGATTTAACAGCTCAAACGCCAATAGGTAGGGTTGTCCAAGAGGGAACCGGACGTTTTGGAGAATCTTTCCCTTTATTTGGTGCAGGTGTAGGAAGACAGTTTGCTTTGGGAGGGGTAAGTGGTCAAGGACTCAGGGAAATGGATGCACCGGAAGGGGTTGCCAACGTAGCTGATTTGGCTTTAAGTCTAACTTCTTTCGAACCGGTAAAACCATCTGCATTAAAAAGAGATCCTGTAGGACCAGAAGCACCCAAGTTTAAGAAACAGCTTACAAAACAAAAGACAAGTCAATTAAGGAGCGCGATTAATCCTATCATTGAAGACGCTTCCGAACCTCTGGGGTTTTCTGTTAAAGATCGTGTGCAGACACCTAAGGTAAAGATTGAGCCTATATCTGATCAACAGTTAGCCAGACAGGTAATACAGGGTGAAGTACCTAGGCTTTTAGATCAGATAGACCCCATAAAAAGGACTAGAAAACAGTCCTTACAAACAATCAAAAATGGAATCGGCGAGCAATTCACCAGGCACAAAGCGGTTACATCAAACCTCTATAATAATGTTGATGCCATGATCGGAGAATCACTGATTAGATTGGATGATTATCTTACAGAGTCAGCCAGATTGGCTGATGAGATTGAGACTAGCGGTATCCCTTCTAGCGCTCAAAATTCCATCCGTCAACATTTCAGTGATCAACTTGAACTTTTTAATGAAGATGGATCAATCAGTGTTCGCAATGCGATCAAGTTGAAGCAAAATAGTAACAATTTCACAGATTTTGAGTTTCCTGATCTGCAGGCAAAGAAAACATATAAACGATTGGTCTCGCCGGTTAGAAACGCGGCTAAACAAGACTTGAACAACGCTATCAGGTCTCTTGACAGAGATGCCTTTATAGAGTTTAGGAAGGCTGAGAGGTCCCATCAGCAAGATGCTGAGACTTTCGGAAGGGATGTTGTCGTCAAGCTTCAAAGGGGTGAGTCTCCATTAAATATCATTGGTGACGTGACAAATCCGGCAGAGTTTGAGGCTCTTAAAAACGCGCTTCAGGTTAAAAATCAGGAAGGCTTTGCTCCACAAGTAAATACTTTAGAAAGACTGGTCCTTGAAGAGATAAACAACCGTACAACGACGCCAGGCAATCAAAGAATTACTGAGGATATCAGACCAAGTTTGTCTCAAAGGTCACAAGATGCTCTGGAATTCATAGAAAAGAAAAATGATCCATTAGTATCCAAACGTCCTGTATTGAAAAAAAGGGTTTTAGATTCTGTATTTGAAGCCTCTGAAACTGGTCAACTTCCTAAATTTGCCATTGAACTTGGGCAAACACCTCAGGGGTTGGGAATTGTCAGGGAAGCTCTAAGAGGAAGCGTCCAAGGCAGAAATGCCCTTCAATCTGTTGAAAGAGGGATTGTAAATTCAATTTATGATGGATTCTTAAGTAAAGATGGATTGATTGAATACCAAAAACTTAAAGAAGTTTTGAAAAATGACGATTTGATGCGTGTTCTTAGATCCATAGATGGAAATACCGCATTTAATACCCTGGCAGATATTGAATCTGTGGTTAAAGCTACGGACCAAAAAATACAGGATGCCTTTTCCAGAAAAGCATTTGCTGAGAAACAGAGAAAGGTAAAAGGAGCTGCTAAGGCACCAGAACCTGCTGAACCGGTATTTGAAGAAGATCCTGCTGGATGGTTAAGACACCATGGAAAAGAGGCAGTTTATGGTGCTGCCTTACTGAAAACACTAGGTATAGCACCTGCTATATTTAAAGGTGTGGTTGGGGCGCATGTTGTTTCCAAGCTTTTGCCCAGGCTCTTAAAGAATAAACGCATTTTATCCAGATTAAAATTCTTGAAGGCAAATCCCAGCCCAAAGGCAATGGAAACAACGATTTTACAACTCAATAAATTAATTGAAGAAGAGTTGAAAAATGATCAGGAGTAGTCAAGAAACAGCAAACAATAAAACATTCCTACAATCCCTAGAGGAAGGTAAAAGAATGTTAGAAAGGCGCAAAACAAGAAAAACTTTACGTTTTTCGCCTTACGCTTTGCAGTTTCTTCTTCTAATTGTTTTTTTCTTCGATCAATTGCGTTCATATTTTTATTGTACTAAAACTTAGTGTTTTAGAAAACTTAAATGAATTTCTTACTTCAAGGAGGAAGTAATGCCAAAGTACCCCAACAGAACAGCGATGGTAGAGCAGGCTAGAGAAACGAGAGCAGGGATAGCCAGATTCGCCACTGCAACCGAGGCTGTAGACGAGACAAGAGACGATGTTTACCTGTCTCCAAAGTCATTAACAACATATCTCGGTCAAGCAGGTTTCCTTCAACACGCTGATGTAACGCTTACTTCCGCTGAGGTAAAAGCCCTGCGCGCCACTCCTCAAACCCTCGTCGCTGCACAAGGTGCAGGATCTGCGATTAAGTTCATGGGAGCATTGCTTAAACTGAATTACGGAGGCTCAAACGCTTTTACAGAAAGTGCTGATAACCTTGCTATCAAGTATACCAATGGGTCTGGTGTAGCAGTCTCCGGTACAATTGAATCCACTAACTTCATCGATGCCACTGCCGACACCTACACCAACGGTGAGCCGGCATCAGATGCAATCGTAGCTGCCGCTTCAGCAGAAAACCAGGCGTTGGTATTGCACAATACCGGAGATGGCGAGATAGCCGGAAACGCTGCCAATGACAACACTGTTTCTGTTCGCGTTTACTACGTTGTTCAGTCAATTTAAGGGGGAGTAGATGGCTAGATTACCTATTTACGACCCAGCGAGATCATTTGATTCTACCAGTCTAACAGGAAGCTATCAGGACCTGGGATCTGTTCTTGAAAGCGCTGCATATGGTTTTGTGATTTTCAATGACTCAGATGTGTCTGTACAGAGCTCTTTCGATGATGGTGCGACAAATGGCCCTGTCATACCAGCTGGCGGATCTTTCTCAGACAACAGGGATAACTGGGACGGAAGGTCTGAAGACAGCAGGTACTGCCTACCTGGAGGGGCTCAGGTGCAGGTTAAGCAGGTGACGGGTGCAGGTACATCAGGGGATATTATCTTTAACGTGAAGAGGTTTTAATGGATGGAACGATAAGTGGAGGTTCTGGTCTATCTACGCCTGTGTCGGCAGATAATGGTGGTACGGGACAATCAAGTTATAACGCTGGAGATATTCTTTATGCTTCGGATTCTACTACTCTTTCTAAGCTAGCTGCCGGCTCTGACGGTGAGGTATTGAAGCTGGCTTCTGGAATTCCTTCGTGGGCGGCAGAGAGTGGGGGTACTATTCCTGATAAGGTGTACTATTATAAGGCATCTGATTTCGACGCTTTAGAGACAAACTTTGCTCCTTTAAATCAGGATAATGGTTCAACTTCCCGGATATTATCCAGAGCTTTTAATGACACAATTGAGGAGTTCGTGAATTTTTCTTTCAAAGCACCATCGGATATTGACACTTCAGGAACAGTAACGTTTCGGGTTTGGATGTATGCGGCGACTGCTGTGGCTTCCCGATTTGTACAACTTGCCTTCGATCACAGAGCGGTAGATAATTCCGAATCATGGGACGGTTCTTACACAAGTGTTGATTCGGGGGATCTTGCAATTGACGGGACGCAAGATGATATTACAGAGGCGACATGGACAGAAACGGTCAGCAATCTTGGATGGTCGGCTGATGATTTCGTGATGGCTAGATTGTCACGAATAGCACCTTCAGGTACTAACCTGAATGGTGATTTATACGTAGTGGGTTTTTCAGTAGAGATACCGAGGGCATAATGGGGTGTAGCAGATACATCGCTAATTCGATTGGATCGCCGAACATCAATTTCGGTTCGGATTCTATTCTAACGAATATTTTTTCTGGTGGAGGAACCGTTTGTTTCTGGGCTAGGCCAACGGCATCATCCGGATATTACTTTGAAAAAAACAATGGGTGGAACTTTTCTTACACGGTTACTGGAACTGACAGGGTTTTTTTCGTTCAAGAATTTAGTGGCACAAATTATTTCGATCAAGCTGATGTTTCATTGACAAATGTATGGGGATACTTCTCTTTTGTTTACGACTCAAGCTCAACATCAAATAGGGTGTTGCTGTATTATAATGGGAATCTTTTAACCAACTCCCTGCAAACTGCACCAACAGGTTCAAGCAGTAGCGATTCAGGAAATGATCTAATTTTTGTAAATAATGCTTCTTTGAATGACAACGCACTTGGTTACTTTTGTTACCCACAAATTTGGGATCGGCAATTAAGTCAGTCAGAAATTGTTGAAACGATGCATAAGCCTGGAAGTGTAAGGGAAAATCTTATTGGTTTCTGGTCATGCATTGGTGATTCACCTGAGAGAGATTTGAGCGGAAATGGAAATAACGGAACTGTAACCTTTACAAATGTCCGAACTGATGATGGTCCACCGATAAGGAGTTTTTAAGGATGCCTAAGCCGAATAATTTTAACAGACAGGCGAATCAGAGATTAGAAAAGTTTACTTGTCCTTATGTCAATGTCTCAAGAGCTCCCTTGTCGACAGACATCAAAGATCCAAGGACAGCGAAATACTATGAGAGGCCTCACTTTTGGAGAGTAGGAAAAAACCCTACAGACAGCTCAACAGAGGGCGACCTTTATTATCTGGCGGACATCACGTCTAATTCTGCTGACTGGAAGCTCATATCTACGTCGACTAGTCCAGGTGGTACAGTATCATCTATAACAGGAGACTCCGGTGGTGCTGTTGGTCCGACTGGCGGTACGATTACGTTCAATGGTAAGACTGTAGCCAATGCAACCAACTCAAAAGCCCTGCATTTTAAAGGAACGCCAGGATCTAGCCTGCAAGACGGGGAAATACAGATCAGCACAACGGTGACTCCAACGCCAGGAGACGCTTCCCAAGCTGGGATCTGCTCATTCAATGAGAACCAGTTCCAACAGGATGCAACTTCAGGAATGGTGTCTTTGAAAGGAAGCACGGTAAACCCACCCATTGCATCCTTTACCCTGGATGATACAAACACTGCAACAGCTGATGCGAATGGCGACATCGATCTTACAGGAAGCGTGGTCGATAATGGAACCAACTCCAAACCTTTGTTTTCAGCAAGAAATCCTTCGACAGACGACATCGATTTACAGTTGCAGGTGGCGGGAAGCTCCTCTTCTGCTCCAGGGAATAAGGATGCTGTTGGACTTGTACAGCTCGACTCCAATTTCTTCAATGTTAACTCAGATGGATGGGTAACTCCTGCTGGGGGAGCTAGTGCCGGTTTCGTATGGGATGAGGAGACGGGTACTTCCAGGACTCTGGTAGCCAATGAAGGTATTTTTGCAAATAACGCAGGAACAGTCACTTTAACGCTTCCTGTATCGTGTAACATTAATGACGCCTTCGCTGCATACCAGGAAGGCGCTGGCAAGGTCAGAATCGCTCAAAATGCGTCTCAGCAAATACGGTTCGGTAACACGGCTTCTACATCTGGAGCCGGGGGTTATATCGAATCGTTAAATCAAGGGGATAGCGTGGTCATCGTTTGTGTTGATGCAAACAGATTTAGAGTAATTAATTCAGTAGGGAGTTGGACGGTAGCATGACGATAAACAGTATGAATATCACTGGTGAAGGGCTTCAAATCTTCGATCCATCCGACGGAAGTTTTACCCCTATTGACCTGACGACGAAAGGTGATTTGTTAGTTTACGATGGATCGGCTTATCAACGCATTGGTGTGGGAAGTAACGATCAGGTCTTAACAGCTGACAGCGGGGAATCGACTGGATTGAAGTGGGCAACAAATGCGGCTGGTTCTGGGGCGTGGACTTTCATTTCTTCGACTACAGCATCAAACGATGCTACGATTGAATTTACGGATTTAGATTCGAGCTATATCCAATACCAATGGGTGATAACAGATTTAGTTCCGGAAACTGATGAAGTTGAGTTTAGAATTCGTACTTCCAGCGACAATGGATCAACTTTTGATTCAGGTGCTTCAAATTATGACTATGGATATATCTATCAATCAGCCAATAGCAGTAGTAATATTAATGGTTTTGCTGGAGGATTTACTTATATTAGACTATTAGCTGGTACTGAGTTAGGAAGCGACACAAATGAAAGTGGAAATATTATTTTAGATTTGTTTAACCCATCAGGGTCAGGATATACAATGATGACGGCCAGGGCAACTTATATGAACTATGTTGATCAATTGGTAAACAATCGAAGTGCAGGGGCTAGACTGGCGGCAGAAGCTGTGGATGCTATCCAGTTCTTTATGAGCAGCGGAAACATTGAGTCAGGAACATTCCGTTTATACGGTTTAACCCCATCGTAGGTCAATCATGGTTTTATATAAGCAAGTAAATGGCAGGAAAGTAGAATTAACCCTTCAAGAGGAACAGGCTGTCAGAGATGAATGGGCAGCCAACGAAGCCATACAGCAACAAGCAGAACAGGAAGAGCAGGCTAGGCAGGCCTTAATGAATTCTGCACGGGATAAGATCGCAAGCTCCGCATCGATGTCAGATGACGAAAAACAAGCTTATTTCAATGGGACCTATTGATCTTGGACGGACCTTTATTTTTCATCTTCAGAAGACGCAACGAATCGTTCATCTACGATCTAACTTATATCAGAGAAGGTTTAAGAGAAGTGGGGCTTTCAGATGTTTACTTCATGGATGAATAATTACATAGGATATGAAATGTTCTACAAATACAAGGATGTACTTATGAAACTTGCGTTATCAATGCTGTTTGTCGGGATGTGCTTCGGCGCTTGCTCGGTGATCAATGACAAGCTTGGCCTTCAGGATGATCACCCCCTTGAAGAGGCTATGGAGGATGTTATCGAGCATCACACTGGAATAGATATTGACCTGACACCGGAAGACGGTTAAGCTGAAGATCTCATTTCCGATTCTTATTTAAAAGTGTTTTCAGGGAGTCTGTAAAGGCTCCTTTTCTTTTTCCATAATCTCAGAAATTTGTTTGGCCAGATATTTTGTTTCTGAAATAGCAAAATCGAAATCCCTGTACTCTTTAGGGAAAATCTCGCCACCCATGAGCGCAAACATTTTTTCCTCATTGTTAGAGGGCGATATATCGAAAGCGTGGTTGCAGTCAAAGCCAATACAAAATGATTCTTCTTCATTGAACAAATTAAGGCGAGGACCTTCCCAAGTAATCCCGCCATGCACCTCGCAGTCAGCAAATTTACTCTTCATCGACTCATCAACCTCAACATATCCACACCAAACTCCTCCAACAATGAGGTCATCGCTAATAATCTTCCCATTTCGGATCACACGGCAATTTAATCCGTGAGATACAAACTCAGCTGCATCTGGTTCATCCACCCATTGGCCCGGACCCCAAGCCCTTAGTTTTTGCTCTTTAGTAATTAATGTTCTTGTTTTCACTTCACCTCTTTCAATAGCATCTGGCGCAGGTTGTCATTTTCCTTCTCAAGACGGATAACAATCTTCATCAGATCGTTGACCATCCCAAAAAGCTTACGCCGGCTTTTATCCTGGCTAGCTTTCAAAGCATCCACTTTCTGAAACAATTCATCCCTAAGCTTTTCATCATATGACCTGGTGTCGAATAGATCGTACTGCTCGATTGCAAGCGCCATAAAGTTTCTCCCCATAAATGAGAAAAAATATAGCGGAAGAACAGGTTTTCTCCCACACTAAGGAATTTCTATACATCCAATTCAACACGTATTGGCTTGTTTACCGGTTCGTACCTTTCATTCATGATTGAGCAGTTTACTAGCGTGACATCATGATCAATGCCCTTTAAATCTAAACGACCGTGTCCTTCATGGATATGGCCAAAAACATGCAATCTCGGCTGTACCCGTCTCAGGGCTCCCCAAAGATTTTCACATCCTACATGATCGCCTTTAACAGTTTCGTCTAGGCGACCATAAGGGGGGCCATGTGTGATCAAGATGTCTGTATCATCTGGGATCAAATCCCACTTCTCTTTGATCTGCGCACCTCGATCCAGCATGAAGTGCCAGTTATAGAAGGTCGGTGTCCAGGGGCTACCCCAGATCTTTATTCCAGCGAATTCCGTGCCTGAATCACAAAGATAAACACCAGCACTAAAATAACGCTGATCCGGCCTGATCTTCTGTAAATGCCTGTCTTGATTCCCTCCAATTATGACTACCTTCGAATAGCATTGTTTGCAAAGCCATGAGTTAAATTCTTTGTATTCAGACTCTTTCCCGTATGCTACAAGGTCACCTGCAATGATGAGCAGATCGCCGCCATCGAGTTTAGGATAGTCCCCATGTAAATCTGATATGCAGTCAATAATCATGTAAAAGATACCCTCGCTCTCATTTCAACAGGTCCCCGATATTGATCCAGGTCAATTCCCTGTAATTCAGGGATGGCATCATACCTCACCCGCCCCTTTTGGTAATAGTGAGTAAGCTTTAACCCGAATGACTGAATGGAGTTGCCCTCAGAAGCGTCGATCAGCTTTTTTCTAAGCTCTTTCTCCAACTTGTCAGCCTGTTTCTTCATTGCATTAGCTTCCATGTACTCCGATACCAAGGCCTTCATTGTCTCATTCTCTAATACCAGGTGCGATTGATCCGGAGCGTCAAACTCTCTCATTCTACGATAGAAGTCCTCTTCCATCTCCATCATTTCACAGATGAAAGCATCGTCACGCTCGACCTCTACCAATGCCCCATCCGATCCGTCATAAGTAAAGTAGTAGCTCCAGTCGTTTCCAGTTACCGCCAATTGGTGTTGGATCTGCGCATGGTAGTAGGCCGGCAGCTCTCCAGCCTTAGCCATCTCATGCGTCTTGTTGTTGGGGCATTTGATCTCAAGTTGAAACTCTCCGTTATCAGACAATCCGTCAAGCGATGCCATCATCCAGGATGTTTGATCGCTTTCGACAACGGCCGGAGTCATCTTGATATTGGTGTACTCCTCAAACTTTTCCCTGGCTTCGTCCTCAAGCGCCATTCCGCGCTTCATGGCGGCATTTAACTGTACAGGAGGCTCTAACCCAAGCTTACGCTTCCATAGCGTGTATGGGCTTGTAAACGGGTTCTTACCGGTAATGACGCTAGCGTCTGTGGCTGTGATCTTTTCATTACGCATATTCAGCCATGCGTCGGAGCCTTGTTCTAATTGTATGAGTCTCATATGTATTCCTTTTTATTAGAGCGGGGCAGAGAGCTACCCCGCATTGTTAGACTAAAACGGCACGCTTTCCTTGGGCGCCATTTCTTTTTCCAAACGCTCCTTAGCGTGCAGCTTTACAGACTTCAAGATCGCATCAAACTTTGATGCCGGTATCTCTGAGAGGTCTGAAATGCCAAACATTTGGCTCACATTCTTTTTAACCTTCACCCTGTAGTCATCGTCATCGCCTATAAGCTCTCTTAACTCCTTAAGCTGGGCAGAGGATATGCAATCCTCTTTAGGTGCCTCAGACTCGCTAAAAACGCCGTCAGTGTATTCCTCCCATGGACCGTAGGGGTCATCGCCGCTAAACAGCGCATCGAGGTTGCAACGGTTCTCATTGAACGCCTCAACCACATGATCAGCCACAGGTTTCCTAGGCAGGGGAGTCACCTGGTACTTAGTCTTCAGATCCTTTCCGGAACGGTGGATCTTAACATCGTAGAAAAAGGGAGCGCCCCAGTCGCTATCCTTGGATAGCTTCTCAAGATCGCGTCTCACAGAGGCCTGTGTCACTTGCAAGATCTGGATTCTTTCCTCAGCGTAATTCCAGACAATGAACGCCCAGAAATGCTTGCCAGGACGCGCAGGGTCATACCAGCTGTCTGGCTTGTCCTCATATCTGTAGCGGACAGGGCGCCTGTCCACCCACTCTTCCCATCCAAGGACAGGGGAGGAGAGGATGCGAATCCTGTTCTCTCCATCCTGTATTTTCATATAGCTTCCTGCTGTACGAGGTGCCTCGTAATCGTGTGGTAAAAATGCTGTACTCATGTACGTCTCCTTTCGTATTATTGTACCGTGTAAAATGTATCTATTTGGACCGCCTCGAGCGGTCTTTCTTTCATAGCCAGATACTGAAGGTGTTCCTTCAAGTGATCAAGCCAGGTTGTGCAAAAAGTGTCATCTGTATACTTCCCGGCCCTTTCAGCCAGGAAGTAGAGGTATTCAAGGTCCGCGTTATCCATTGACAACCGCCAAAAGTGGTTCGGATCTTGTAATCTTAAACTCGGTATTGACCATTCTGGAAAGGTCAGGGGAAAAATCCATTCTGCCCGCCAGGTCTTCCACAGCGTCTACCATGGCTTCTACATCGCCGGTAATAAAAATGGCCTCGTATATCTTTTGAAGCTCATCCTTGCAGCCGTCTATATCGACCATTTCGCTTTCATGGTGCCAGCCCTCACTGAAATCTATGTATGTACCGTTGTATTTTTTCATGATAACCTCCGTGTTATTATGCTAAGTATTCGTGTAATTTTTTAGGTGTAGGCTTTCCAGCCTGAATCGATCCTAGGCAAACCAAGGAACCGGCATCCTTAACAAACAGATCCCAGTACTTGGAAGCTTTTTCGGCGTAGTACTCTTTGCCTTCGGTATCGAAAAACTTCATCTCTGTTGGCCTGGTGGCGAAATTCTTAAATGGCTTCATTTGAACCTCCTTGTCTTAAAGTGTTACCTATATTGTGACACATCATAACATTAACCGCAACATAAAATGAGACACTTGAAAAGATAACGAATAGAGTGTTAACATTTATGCAACAGGTAGATGAAATGAAACTGAATGAATGGCTTGAGGCCAACAACAACAACAGAGCGCAATTTTGTAGAGACCTAGGGATTTCACGTGCCCATTTATACAGGATACTTAATGGTGAAAATTCACCTGGTCCCAAGCTCGCAGAAAAAATCGAAAAAGCCACAGACGGCCAGGTAACCGTCATGGAGCTTTTATTTCCGGAAAGATTCAAGTAGCCCATTACAGACCCTCTTCCAGAATCATAGCATGAATCTTGGCCTTAGCGTCCTCTTCAGATGAAGCAAAGCCGCCAATGGTGTAATCCTCCGGATCTTCATCCTCATGGATGAAGTGGTAGTTAAATTGAGTTCCAGGAGCGATGCCTATGTAATCTATATAAAACCCCTTGTACTTCATTCTTCCCCCCTTCCTTGGAGGTCTTTCTTAGCCTGCACAAGAAATGCCTGATAAGCTCTATCAGCTTCCCTGATCGTCTCCAAAAGCTGCCCTTCCTTGTAGCAATACTCCCAGAATTCGCAGATCTTTTTTACCTCTTCAAAAGAAATCTTTCTATCTAAAATGTAGATTAAATCATCGCTGTTTAAGCCGTAGTGGCCTGCCAGCGTTTCCCATGTTTGTTTTGTCATGTTTAGCCTCTCAGTTTATTTATCAAAATGATTACACATGTAACCTTTAAGATCAATCAAAAAGATAACACTTGAAAACAAAAAGATTTTATATGTATTCTTAAAACATACAAAAGAGGCACCAATGAACCTGGACGAATATCTTTGGAGAAACAAAATCACAAAACAGGATTTTGCCAATCAAATAGGAATATCAAGAGGGCATATCCACCAGCTGATTAATGGAACTAGAAGCCCCAGCGCAAAACTAGCCAAGAAAATAGAAGAGGCGACAGGGGGAGAGGTAACTAAGGAGGAACTATTGTTTCCGGAGGATTACGAATGAAGAAGAAAACTCACCAAAACAGGCCGAAAAAGTTATCGGTTATGCAAAAATCACCTCCCACATATGAGAAGGACTTTTATGGATGGACGCGCTTACAAGCTAATCTTTTGAAGAACCAGGAGTTTGAAAAAATGGACATAGATCATTTGATAGAGGAGATTGAGTCGTTGGGTAATTCTGAGGAACGTGCATTAGAGAGCCACATATCAAACTTATTCATGCACTTGCTGAAGATCAAATACCAGCCAGCAATGCATACTAGATCATGGGATAACTCCGTTAAGAACGCATCTTTTCAGTCAGAAAAAATACTGAAGAAAAATCCAGGTCTTAAACCTAAATTAAAAGAAATCACCAAGGATGCGTATTATTCAGCTAGATTAAAAGCTTCTTCAGAAACAGGTTTAGAGACTGACATATTTCCCAAGAAATGCCCCTTCAAAATAGCTGAAATAATTAAAATTTGATGAAAAATAAATATCGTTCAATTGATGATCTACTGGAAGACTATCTTCACGATCCTGAATTCGCTATGAGCTTTCTTAACCAAGCTCTAGAAGATGAAGATGTTGATGCTCTTAAAGTTTCTCTCAAAGACATTATACGCGTACATGGAAACGTATCCAATCTAGCAAAAGAGGCGCACATAAGCAGGGGAACCATTTACAATGTTATAAACGGAAGAGGTCAAATGGAGATAGGTACAGTCTTAAAGCTAATCCATGCCCCTGGATACAACCTAACAGTGTCCAAAAGAGAGCAAACCGCGTAACTAAACACACATTAATTTAAATATTTTCACCTTGTTAATAACTACCAAAACATGTTAAAACCTTGGCATGAATATCGAGGTCGTAGAATTTTATCCTTGTTCCGATCCTGTCGCATCCCATGCCGGCAAACATACTAATTTTATTGGAACGCTGCATATTTATCTCTGCGATCTCGATATTGATTTAAGGGGGCTTCCCGTCTTTAAAAAGGGCAAGCGCATCTTCATACAGATGCCGAATAAAAACGCCGTCGACCCAGATACAAAAGAAAAAGTGAAATTCCCCATCTTTAACTTCGCTAATCACGCGAAGCAGCAAGAGCTTGTCAGAGCAATTGTGAAAGAAGCAGTACCCTTCATTCAGAAGACCTACGTTCCTCCAAAGAAGGCGGCCTCAGGCGCACCCTTTCGAACTCTACGTCGTATCCCAGCATCAAAATAATCTGAAGCATATCTTCCGTCAGACTCTTTGTCTTTGTCAACCTGCAAAACAACTGCGCCGACTCATTTTTCGGGTAATATTTTAATTTACCCCATGAAAAACGTTCTCTAACTATTATTTTATCATCCATTGAACACCCCTATAAATAAAGTGGATTATGTTAATATAAAAATAATGTATTAATCAACCTTAAACAAATATTATGAGTAATTTAAAAAATTGGATGATTAAAAAAAACAAAGGACCAATAAAATTATCTAAACAACTCGGCATGGATTTATTGCAATTATGGACAATATTCAGCCACATAAGAAAGCCCAAAGCCTGGGAAGCTAAACGTATTAGCGATTTCACTTTGGGACAGGTTAGCGTCCTGGACCTATACAAGGACTTTGAAGAGTTTCAGAAAAAAACACCTTGCCAGAAATTAAAGAAATTACGCAGAATCCCTAAAAATTAGTATGGAAGGCATGGGATCTTCCCATACAAACACAGATAAAGATCCCGTGCTTTTCATGACATTTATGTAGAAGAGCCTGAAGTGCAGTTATTTTTGCTTCAAAAAGCAACATAACATACATTATCAGACGTTGACCTGATGTGTCCCCCTGTGTTATAATGTTGATATGAAATAGGATAGATTATGAATGTCTCAGGTTCTCAACCAATCATCCCAAGTCATACAGAAGAACACTCTTCATCATCTTCAACTTCTGAAACTGGAAAAGAATTGCGGGTTTTTGACGATAGAGTTGCCGCAAGCTCTTCCTCCAGCTCCGGCCATGAACCGATCCACGGAGAAGTTGTCTTGCTCATCGGGACTTCTACTGCCGGTAAGTCTTCGATCATTTCAGGATTGATCCAACATGAGTCCAGGTTTCTGGAAACGGGTGTCGACCAAGCTGGTGTCAGAATTCTATTGGAATTCTTTGAAAAACATCACCCTGATGAAATGCAGCATTTCAAGGAAATTCTCGATATTAATGAACCTGGGTTGATCCTGGATATGATTGTTGGCGGCCTTCCTCCAACATTTAATAACAAAGCAACCCCCTCCGATAAAGAACAATTTTCGCAAGAAGTTCAAAAGATGAAAGCGACCTATGACAATTATTTTCCTCCCGACTCTGATGGACCCTGGGCGATGTTGGAAAATATGATGTTGGACGAAGTGCTGCTGCATGCGAAGAGCGGAACTCCAGTTATTTTTGATGCTTTAAAAACAGATTCCATTGCGACTCACGTACTATTTAGAGATCCTGCCGTAAAGCCTAAGATCGTGCTCGTCTACTGCCCTTTTCAGGATCTATCTGCCCGTGTGATCAATCGTAATAAAGAAGCTGTCGCTTCAGGCAACCCGGGAGATGTGCGCGCAGGCGTGTTTCCACTAGAACAATTTGCCGCTCTGTTCAAGCCAAAAGAATCTGATGAGGATCCTGTCATCCAAACCATTTCTAAAAAAGATGCTGAGGAAGCGGTTGGAACTCTCTTTGATCTCAGTGTGCAATTTCAAAAAGATCATTCCCCTATTCGGCTTGAGGGCAAAGACCTGCTTAAGGAAAGAGAAACTAAAATCCAGGCTATATTGTCCAAGCTGGGTTTTGAGCAGGATGATCCCCCGGATAAGGTGTCTGAGCTTACCCCTCGTTTCAATGGATATAACATCATAATCAATACATCCGCCCCCGGAGTCTCCAGAGAAGAGAGCGTTCAGCGTTCTGTCGAGCAAATTTTGTTCGATAAATAATTTTTTCTTCAAAAAAGTTCACAAGAAATTTTTCAGATGCTACACATTAACATGCTTTACGTTACAACATGGAGTATGCAATGAAAAAACATCTATTATTAACTTTTTTAACCCTATTTGCCTGCTTGGACTTGTCTGCCAGCTCTTTTTCAAAGGTAGATTCGCTCTATTTTGATCTACAGGCCGCTTTGGACAATTCCCAAGACCCTGCGCAGATCATCAACGACATCATTGAGGAACAGAACAAGGCAATTGGCGATGCAGATCTCGCACTTTGCGCAATCCTACAGGCCCAACCGTTGATTTTAGCCGGTAAAGGAGAATCTCTTGCTTTACAAGCTCTCGGTTATAATTCCCTTTACTTATTCGATAATGACCGTAAAAGCCTTGGAGACGGTGTCGTCAATTATTTCACTCAACTAAAGGTGGGATATCATACCCAAAATGCATTGATTAATATCGGTCCTCAAGCCGCACTCGGTTTTTGGTTCAACAACTTACGTCCCTCGTTGATCAACGCTGGCCTCCAAGCTCCTACGGAACCTGCAGGACCTGAGTATAACTACGACGTGATCACATTGATTGACTACAATGTTAATCTTTTGAGAGATCTTGACTCCGATAATTTCTTTGACTTGATTGCCATTCAAGCCCTAATGGCGGTTAACCAACAATCGCACCAGGCAGCAGTCAGCTTCACAGGGCAAGGTATTGACCTAGTTGATAACTTTTCATCAATTGTTCAATCACTTAATGATGAGAAGAGCGGAGTGAGCGATCCTTCTGTTATTGATGCGCTACTCGCAGCTCTTCCCGATAGCGATACTGCAAACACTTTCCTGTCGATCCAAAACGTTTATGAATTGCTTGCAGATTATGTTGATGCCAATGGTTTATCTGATAAAGATGGCTATATTGAACTTTATGATCAATTGCGCCCTCTTTTGATACTGGCCAGTCAGTAATCTTTCTCTTTTATTTCCGAGCCCCGATTAGAGGCTCGGAAATTCTATTATATTGAATACAAATTAGTTATCATTTTATAATAAATAAAGGATGTTCTATTGCTTTTGAATGAAATATCTTCATTCTTTTGTATTTATTAATAATAAAAAAGGAGGAGTTTATGCTAAAAAATATCATAATTTGCTTACTGCTAGTACTTGGGTGCTTAGATCTGTCTGCAAGTGCTTTTTCTAAGGTAGATTCGCTCTATTTTGAGCTGGAAACAGTGCTGAATAATTCACAAGATACAGAATCCATCGTAAATGAAATTGTTCAAGAACAAAATTCAGCCATTGGGCATGCTGATGTGGCGCTAAACGCGATCTTACAAGCGCAACTGCTAATTCTTGGTGGAAAATCTGAAGCGCTTGCTCTTGAACTTCTCGGGCATCATTCATTGTATATGTATGATAACGACCGTAAAACTCTCGGAGATGGCGCGGTTAATTACTTTACGGTATTAAAAACTTCATATCAGGCGCAAAATGCCTTATTACTTATCAGTCCCGAACAAGCCCTTGCAAATTGGTTCAATCAACTTCGCCCATTATTAAGAGATGCAGGTTTAAATGCTCCAACTGATCCTGCGGGTCCCGAATATAACTATGATATGCTCACTTTGATTGACTACAATGTGGAATTATTGAGAGATTTAGATTCAGGAAAGTTGTTGGACAAAATTCTTATTAATACATTAATGACATCCAATCAGCAATCTCAACAAATGGCGGTCAATTTAACGGGGCAAGGTATACAGTTTGTGAATAATTTTTCATCAGTTGTCCAAGCTCTAAATGATGAAAAAAATGAAGTTGACGATCCATCTGTTATCGATGCTGTTCTTGCAGCAGTGCCTGACTCAGACACTGAAAATACATTTACGACAATACAAGGTGTTTATCAATCCCTTGCAGATTATGTCGATCAAAACGGCACTTCTGATAAAGATGGCTATATTGAACTGTACGACCAATTACGTCCTTATTTAATCCAGGCCAGCCAATAA